TTAGAAGATGGAACAACCGTCCAGAGTGAGGTTATTTTCATTGCCTTTGACCGTCCTGAGCATGTTAAGAAGGCTCGTGGTATTCAGACTACTTGGGTTTGGCTAAACGAGACTAAAGAGCATTCTAAAGCAGTCTTGGATATGCTTGATCTACGTCATGGCCGCTACCCGTCCAACAAGGAAGGAATTAAGCCTACGCATCATGGAATGCTGGGTGACACTAACGCCCCTGATGAAGACCACTGGTACTATAAGTTGGCTGAGATAGAGCGCCCTGAAGGCTGGGTATTTCATCGTCAACCTGGAGGCGTGTACAAAGATGGCGAGTCGTGGAAGCTTAATCACAACGCAGAGAATCTGACTAACCTGCCTGACAACTATTACAAGAGAGGTTTAAGTGGTAAAACAGATGACTGGATTAAAGTTAACCTTGCGAATGAGTATGGTTTTGTGTCTAACGGTAAGCCTGTTCACCCAATGTACACCGATTCCGTCCACGCAGGGCATATCGACTTCACGCCCAGTAAAGGAACCCCTATCATTCTAGGGTTTGACTTCGGTAGAACGCCAGCATGTGCCTTTTTGCAGCGCACCTCTATTGGAAGGTGGGTGTGTTTTGATGAAATGGTACTGACAGACTCCGGTGCTATTGACTTTGCGCCAACACTCAAGCGTTATATAGAAGATACCTATCCTGATCACGAGTTTAAAGGTTGGGGTGATCCGTCTGGTGACAACAAAAACCAAGCAAACAGTGATACGCCGTTCCAAATTATGCGAGCTGCGGGCATTCCATGCTATCCAACTGATTCTAATGATCCGTTAAAGCGTAGAGCTGCCCTGGAAGTACCCATGAAAGAGATGTGTATGGATGGTAAGCCTAGATTTATTGTCTTACCGAAAGCCTCGATGATCCGAAAAGGTCTGCAAGGTGGGTTTTGCTACAAGCGTGTACAAACTTCTGGCGAAAGATACGCTGATCAGCCTGATAAGAACGAATACTCTCACCCAGTAGAGGCATTGGAGTACGCATTGCAAGGTGAAGGTGAAGGTAGACAGGCATTAAGAAGAGCTGGTGGATTTACAAAGCCTCATGTGGCTAAGGTTGGCTTTAGTGTCTTCTAAAGTTTATGTGGTTTTCACAAAAGATAGTGACAATTGGTGGTCGCAGTTCCTAGATTCAGATATTCAACACTGCTATGTAGTTATTCCTAGTATTGACTGCTGCATTGTTCACTGTAAAACTACAGGAATATTTGACCTGTATAATGAATCTGATATAAATGGTATAATCGGCATCAATCCTATAATGCTTAGTTATAAGCAGAACCCTAGTCCACGTTCTATTTTTATGTTGAACACTTGTGTTGGGCATACCAAACAAATACTTGGTATTAACAAGCCATTTATATGGACTCCATATCAACTTTACAAATATTTGAGGAATAATAATGGGAAGCCGTCCTAAAGCCCCTAAAGCATCAGCAGCAGAGACTGCAATAATTCGCCGTCAAGGTATGGAACTAGACGAGACAATGGCTGATAACGAAAAAAGATTAAAGGCTATAACTCGCGGAAAGCTAGGATCAAAATCTCTTCTTGGAACTGCGGCAGATGCAGCAAGAAAAGAAGTTGGAGACAACTCTTACAGTGCAAATGCCACAATGAGAAAGCAAATGTCCGGAAAGAGAAACTTTTTGACAAGCCTTTCCAATAAGGCTACTAGCAAGAGAAACGCAGAAACTGGATACTCAGGAGAAAGAAAATAATGGAATTACCTAAAGAGTTAGGATCTCTTAGAGATTTGCAGAGACGAGAGGCTAGCGCCTTTACCAGGAATGGTATGTGGACTAGCGTACTTGATGACTGCTATGAATATTTTCTGCCTAATCGGAATCTTTTTGATGACAATATGCCTGGTCAAAGTAAAATGGATCGCATATTTGACTCAACTGCCCTAGAAGCTATTCAGCAGGGTGCAAGTAAGCTTCAAGAAAACATTGCTCCTATCTGGTCTAGATGGGCTACGTTTGCTCCATCTGAAAAGGTTATAAAAGAACTTGAAAGTGGTCAATTTGATGTCACTGAAGATGACATTAGAACAAACCTAGAAGAGCAAGCAGGGGTAATTTTTGATTATATTAACCGATCAAACTTTGCTACTCAATTTTACGAGCATTCTTTAGACCTTCTGGTGGGAACAGGTACGTTACGCATTGATGAAGATGACAATGATGACATGCCTATTATTTTTAGTGCTATTCCGCAGAAAGGAATTGCATTTGAAGAAGGCCCACACGGAAATGTAGAGACACACTGGCGTAGATTTACAGTAAAAGCGCGTAACCTTGAGCGTAAGTGGCGTGGATTTAAGCCATCTGATGCCATGAAAGAAACTATTGAGCAAAAACCTGATGCTGACGTTGAGCTTTGCGAGGGTGTAGTTTACATGCCTAAAGCTAAAACTTATTACGGCTGTGTATGGGTTAAGGGTGAAGACCAAATCAGCTGGATGCAGGACTTTGGAACATCTAGCCCGTGGGTTACAGGCCGTTACTCTAAAGTATCTGGTGAAATCCGTGGTCGTGGCCCAGCATTACAAGCATTGCCTGATGTAAGAAGCTTAAACAAAGCTAAAGAGTTTGTTTTGCAGAAAGCTGCTATTGACTTGGCTGGCATGTACACGGCTACTGATGATGGTGTAACTAATCCTTACAACTTAGTTATTAGCCCAGGCATTGTTATTCCTGTAGGATCTAACAATTCAAGTAACCCATCTATTCAGCGATTGGATACTGGCTCTAACTTGCAGTTGGCTCAATTCCAAATTAATGACATGCAGATGGCTATTAAACGTGCGTTGTTTAACGATTTGCGTGACCCTTCTGGCGCTGTTCGCTCGGCTACAGAGGTTGCTATTGAGTCTCGTGAGCTTGCAAAGCGTATTGGTTCTGCTTTTGGTCGGTTGCAAACAGAGGTTTTGGTTCCAATTATTAAGCGTGTAGCTGCAATCTTGACGCGCCGTGGTATTATTTCTCCTATTCAACTTGATGGCAGAGACATTGACATTAAATTTATGTCTCCTTTAGCCAGAGCGCAAGACGGCGAAGACATACTTAGTGTTCAACAGGCTGTGTCTTTTGTATTGCAGACTGCTGGGCCAGATGCTGCTAAGGCTGCCTTTAAGATTGAAGACTTTGGCACATGGGTTGCCGGTAAAACAGGCATGCCAGGAGAGCTAGTTCGCAGTCAAAGTGAAAAGTCTCAGATTATTCAGGCTGGTGCTCAAGCTGCTCAGCAGGGAATGGACGTTTCCGGTCAACCACCACAACAAGGTCAAACTGCTCTATGAGTTGGGATACAATTAATAAAGGCGACTTTAACGCCACTAAAGCTAAACAAGCCAATGATGCAGCTAGAGCAAAAGCTGCTGAGTTGGCTAAAGCTTATAACAGGTGCTTTGGCACTGATGACGGTAAGCGTGTGTTAGCAGATTTAACACAAAGATTTATTTTTCAAAACAGTACACCCTTTGGTTCCGAAAACCCTAACTATGAGGCCGCATACCATAATGGTGAAAGCGGATTAGTTCAATTTTTAATTAATCAAGTACAACAAGCAGAAGTGCTATAAAATTACCGTGGAGGTAATATGTTAGATAATACAGATCAGGCCGCAGAACAAACAACTGGCGATACCCTACTAGATTCAGCAGCTCCTACCCTTGGTGATGGAGAGTATTTTCTTACAGACGGTATTAAAGGGACTGGTGACAGCCCCGAGTGGTACAAGTCAGACAAGTACAAGTCTGTTTCAGAGCAAGCCAAGGCTTATACTGAGCTAGAAAAGAAGTTTGGTAGCTTTACTGGCGCGCCCAAAGACGGGTATTCAGGCCCAGAAGGGATTGAAAGTGACGATGCTTTGCTGCAAGAGTTAACTGATTTTGCTTCCAAAACCAATATGAGCCAGGAGGCGTTTGGCGAGGCATGGGAACTGTTGACTGCTCAAAGTGGAGCCGCAGAAGAAGTAAGTCGAGATAATGAAATTGCAAAACTTGGTAACAATGCAGGTGAGCGTATTAAAAACGTAGAGGGCTTTCTTAAAAATAGCCTGGACGCAGAAGATTACGAAAATGTAATGGGTCTGGTTACTGACGCAAGGTCTATTGAACTTGTTGAGGCGTTAGTTAAGGCTACTTCTCCTGTTAAACTGCCTATTGACGGCGGGGAAAGTCCTACTGGCATGACCTGGTCTGACATTGAGACAGAAATGTTCAAGAAAAGTGGTGACGGGCAGTTGCTTAGAAGCATTGATGTCAACCATGAACGTAAAATCCAGAAGATGATGCAAGATTTTGGCGGTAATAAGGCGCACGTTCGTACTTTTGGTTGATTTGTATGGGGTGAAAGGTGTATAATCGGCTCACTGGACACCCCTTTCTTTTAAGGCCCAGTAAATTTAGGTTGAATGCTGACCAAGTTTACTCGGGTACTCAGCTAAAACCTTGAAAAACTTTTTTAATATTACTCTTTTTCGAGGAAATTCTTATGAGTAAAGTTCTATCTTCCGTGGCTGTCACGGAATTTGACTCTATGGTCAAACACGCCTATCAAGGCACCGGCTTACTAAAGCCTGCTGTAACTCTCCGCAACAACGTAGTTGGCGACACCTACAAGTTCCGTAAAATGGGCAAAGGCCTAGCTAATCAAAAGTCTACTTCTGATCTCGTAACTCCTATGGATGTTAATCACGAGTTCAAGACTGCAACTCTGCAAAACTGGAATGCTCCAGAATACACCGATATGTTTGACGCACAAGACGTAAACTTTGACGAAAAGCAAGAGCTTGCCAGCACTATCGCAAATGCCCTTGGTCGCCGATGTGATCAACTTGTAATTGACGCTATGGACAATGCTGGCGCTTATGCTGCTACTGTTGGCACTGGTGTTGGTGGCGCTGCTTCTAACTTGAACATCGCTAAAATTATTAAAGCCCAGGTTTCACTTCGCGCTAAAGGCGTACCCAACTCTGATCTGTTTGCTGCTGTAAACGCATTGGGTCTTGGTGGTATGCTGAATGACGAGAAGGCTACTAACTTTGATTACCAGAACGTTAAAGCTTTGGTAAATGGCGATATTGATACTTTGGCTGGCTTTAAGTTTATTATCCTTGAAGATCGCATTGAAGGTGGTTTGACTGTTGCTGCTAACGTAGTTGATTCTTACTTCTTTGCCCGTCCCTCTGTTGGTCTGGCTATCGGTATTGACATGAAAACTGATGTTGATTGGGTTGCTGAACGTACCTCTTGGCTGTGTAACGGTATGTTGAAAGCAGGCGCTGTTGCTCGTGATACTGACGGCATCGTTAAAGTTCAATACACTCAAACTGCATAAGGAATAATATCATGGCTTTTTCACGAGTTGGTTTATGCCGCATTGGCGGTTCAGGAACAGGTGGCAGCACCTATCAGTATACTTCTACTGATGCTAAGGCTGTTATTGATAACGCAGATTACTTTTTGGCAGCTAATTCAGAGCTGACACTTGGCGATCTGATTATCTGTAAAGACACTACTAACGCCGCTGTACCAATTGTACACTTGACGTACATTAAGACTCAAACTGCTACTAGCATTACTGCTGCTGGCGGCCTTGTCATTACTGCGTAAGTTATAATGTTGTAAACTGAATGGGGGTTTCGGCCCCCTTTCTTTTAATCTCAAAAGGTTTTTTATGGCTACTAAGCTCCAGTTAATTTCTAACGCTTTAATTTTAATTGGCGACTTGCCTATAACATCTTTGGTCGGTAATTCTCGCGCCCAGACTGTTGCCAATAACTTATATGACAACATTGTCCAAAACGAATTAACCAAATACAGATGGGGTTTTGCTCGCCGTAAAGCGCAGTTAAGCCTAACAACTGAAGTACCGGTTGGAGCAGAGTACAGTTCAGTTTATCAATTGCCAGCGGACATGCTGGTTCTCATCAAGTTAAACCCTGGAATTAATTACCAAATCCTTGGCGACAAAGTTTACTGTAACTATACGGGTGCTTTATATTGCGACTACATTGCTAATGTAGATGAGCAGCACTGGCCCGTTTACTTTGCCAAGATGATTGAATACGCACTGGGTATGGATTTTGCGCCATCCATTAGAGATAGTGCCGCATCAATGGAACTTGTGTCGAACCAGTATATGAATGCTTCGCGCATGGCTCGGTTTACTGACTCACAACAACATCCTCAGACACCTATTCAAGACAGACCATTTATTAGCGTAAGACGCTAAAATTCTACCGCTGAAGGAACATTATGCCTAAGTCGCAATTTTTACAGAGTAGTTTTGCTAGTGGCGAACTATCTCCTTTAATCCTTGGACGTACTGACCTAGACCAGTATTACAAAGGCGGTCAAACTGCTGAGAATGTTGTTATTGTTCCTCAAGGTGGAATTAAGCGCAGACCTGGAACGCTTCAAGTAGACACTCCTTTAGGTGCTTTGGTACGAAACTCTCAGCTTCCTTCTATGCCCAATGGCGGCAATGCCTCTTTTATTAACGATGGTAATCCTTTAACCTATGGCATTACTGATACGAGCTGGGCAGGCACGTTTAAAACAGTTGCGCAGTACACGTTTACAAGCGCCCCTCAGCCATCTTTTATTGATATTAAAAACATCTCTATTATAAACACTGGCACAGCCGAGCAAAACGCCACAGTAAAATTACAGCACGGCAGCGACTCAACTCAATGGACTGACATTTCTTCTTTTGTGATTAGCGACAAGTATGTCACCAGCAAGCGAGTTACTTTCCCTAACATTGTCGGCTACCTTGGTTTCCGTATTGTCTGCGACTTAACGGCTTTCAATACTTATGCCATTAAAGTTGGCGAGTTTAACCTTAAAACATCAGTAGGTCAGCCTACTGACGTAAAGACATTTGATTTTAGCGTTGGATCTGATGAGCATTACCTTGGCGTTTTAACAGCAAATAATTTGCGCGTTTACAGAACTCCGCACGCTGGAAGTGCAGATACTGTTTTTGTTGCTGACGTAGTTGTTCCTTACAATGGCGCTGCTGTTTTAGAAGTTCGTGATGCTCAGACAGAAAATGTCATGTTAATGTTTCATAAAGATTACGAGCCGCAACGTATTATCTTTGAGGGTAACGCTTCATTTGTTTCTGGGCCAATTCCTTTTAGTAATGTGCCTCAGTACGATTACAATGATCCAGATAGCCCCACCGCTGTGTCGGCAGTACAAAGAATAACTTTTGGCAATGCATTTGTAGCCGGAAATCGTTACCAAATAGATGTTCAAGGCGTATTAAGCAAGAATATTTCTTTTGGAGGAGATGTTGAATCAACTGCTTTTAATTTACAAAAAAACCTACAAGAAATGCCAATCTTTGGTGACACTGGAATTACAGTTACTGGCAGTGCTTTACTTGGCCCTTATACAATTACAATTAGCAATGAATCCGCTCAACCTTTAAAGTTATTTTCGGCTTTTGTTACGGAAGGAGCTGCTGGAAACACTGGCATTACCTTTATTAGGGATGTAATTGGGGTATCTAGAAAAGAAGATGTGTGGAGTTCTACTCGCGGATTTCCTTTAATGGGTGCTTTTAATGAGGGAAGGCTATGGATAGGTGGAACTAAGTCTAAGCGTCAAAGTTTGTTTGCATCTAAATCAGGCGATTTGTTTAACTTCTTTTCAGAGGAGGGTGCAGATGACGATGGAATCTTTGTAACCATTAACTCTCGCAATCTTACGGAAATTGTAGATGTAAACCCTGATCGTGGCTTGCAAGTGTTTTGTTCTGGTGCTGAATTTATTGTTAAAGGTAACACTCCGTCTACAATTCAAATTGAAGCTGAGACTCAATTGGGATCATTCAACTTAGAGACTAAAGCTTTAGATGGCGCTACTTTGTTTATTAACGGCAATGGTAATACATTACGCCAGTATTTATATAACTTTAATGAAGACGCTTATACCAGTAATGACATATCTGTACTGTCATCTCACTTAATTAATAAGCCTTTAGACATGGCTGCTCTTGACGGAACATCGTCTGAAGATTCTGCATGGGTATTTATTGTTAATGAAGATGGATCAGCCGCTGTTTTAAACACAGTTAGAGCGCAGGACATTAACGGTTTTACCAAATGGACTCTGTACAACCCTGATGCTAACAATACGACTAAATACGAATCTTGCTCTGTAGCGGGCAAAGAGCTATATTTAGTCGTTAAAAGCACTAATGCAATTGACGTTAACACTTACAAAACAATTGAAAAGTGGGACTTTAATGTTTTGTTGGATTCAGCTAAAAACTTTACAGGAGTAATTTCTGAAGGGCTTGCTAATATTAATGTGGGTTTAAGATTTGCAGGTCAGACAGTAGGTGCAATTTCTAATGGTTTTGTATTGCCCAATAGAAATGTTACTTCTGCCGGAATTGTAAGATTTTCTGACGCTGAGCTAGGCGTTATTGGGCAAGATTATAATATTCAAATAGGCCTAAACTTTACTTCCTCATTCAAATCTATGCCGGTAAATACTAATCCAGGTACTCGTAGTGGTCAGAATGCTATGAGGGAAAAGAAGATTACTAACATGAACTTGCGCGTATTAGAGACTGCTGGCGTGTACATTGACGGAATTCCAGTGCCTGTAAGGGAGCTTGGCCCAGCATCAAACAGCCCTTTAAATACTCCACTTTCTCCCAAAACTGGTATCATAGAAGATAATAGAGGCGGTAATGGTTGGTCTACAGAGGTTGTTCCTTTAATTACTGTACCTGGCCCCACACTGTTTCACCTTCAATCTATTGAGTATGAGGTAGAATCTTCGTGAGCGAACTAGCAACGCAAAATGACATTTACAAAATACAAGATCTTATTGCAGAAATGCCTCAAGCTGATACAAAAACTAGGCATCATTTTTCAGATGGATTATATGTAAGAGAATCGTTCCTTCCAGCGGGTACAGTTTGTGTTGGAGCTGCACATAAGACTAGCCACATGTATATAGTTATAAAAGGCAAATGTAAAGTAGCCAGTCAATTTGAAACAATAGAAATTGAAGCGCCATACATGGGTGAAACAACGCCAGGAACTAAACGAGTTTGCCATGCTGAAACAGATTGCGTTTGGATAACTTTCCACCCTACAGAACTTACAGATCTAAAAAAAATAGAAGAGGCTTTAATAGAGCCAAAGGATATATTATGACTTGGTTAATTACAGCAACAGTAACATTGGGTGTAAGCACAGCAGTTAATGTTTACGGGCAAGTTGAAGCAGGTAAAGCCCAGCAGGACGCTTTAAACGAGCAGGCTAGGCAAGAAAAGGTTGCCGCTGAAGGTCGTGAGCTTGAACGACAGCAACAGTTAGGTAAAGTCCTTTCTGCTAATACTGTAGGTTTAGCTGCTGGAAACTTAGGTATGGAAGGAACTCCATCTAGCATTGCATTAGAAAGCGCCCAAAACATTGGCATGAGTGAAGGAATGTTAAAGCTAAGTGACAGGCTTGCTCAGGCTCAACTCAAGCGCCAAGGCCAAAACGCTCGATCTGCTGCTAACTTGCAGGCTGCCGGTACATTATTGACTGGCGCTTCATCCGCTGCCGCGCTCAACGCTTAAACAATAGGATTAAATAATGGCTGTTAAGCAAGAAAGAATTGGGTATTACGGTAAGTTTACTCCTACATCTCTGGATACGTCTGGCGCTGATAAGATGCGCGCTCTGGCTGGTTTAGGCGCAACTGTTGCTAACACTGCTCTAGCTATAGGAAAACCTATTGCAGTCCGTGAGGGGGCCAAAGAGGGGGCTATTGCAGGCTCAAAAGCTGGTCGTGTTGATCCTGCTACTGGAGAGCTAATTGCACCTCCAGAACAACGTAAGTTCGGTTATTCGGCATCAGCTTTTAATAGCGCCTTTGAAACCGCTTATTTAGGTAATCTTTCTTTTGAGCTGGATCAGTCCGTAAATTCCGCTCAAGAGCAATTCCCTGATGACATAATGGGGTACAACAAATTAGTAGATGCCTCAAAGCAAGGCTTATTGAGCAAAATGCCTGAGCAATACAGGGGTTCTGCCGAGCTGGTATTTGATAAGCTTAACGCAAAAGCTGCAAGCTTTGTTGCCAAGACTGAGAAGGCTAAAGATTTGGCTCTTGCAACTGCTGGAATTGAGCAGGGTATGGCCGTTCTTTCTGACATTGCTACGAATGATGCTTACGCAGGAAATGGAGACGAAGCTCAAGCAGGTCTTGCTGAGTTTACTGACGCTACCATGAACTTGGTTGAAACTGCCGATTTAGACCCTGGGATTGCCTTACAAAGAATTAATACGTTGACAGATAGAATTACTGTTCAGGAAAAATTAGGCGAAGTTAACAGAGCTGTTTTAGACCCTTCTTTCGAGATGAAGGATCGCCTGGTAAACGGGCGCGCTATTGTAGAGGCTTTTCGCATCAGCCCTGATCAAAGCCTATCCGCAGAGCAGAACAAAGAGCTACTAAACAAGCTTGACGTTCAAGTTTCCACCCTTGAGTTAAAGGCTGCAAAGGACGCTGCAACTTTATCTAGCGAGCAGATGAGTATTTTGTCGGATTTGGACATTGCAATTAAGAATCAAACTGGCGCGCCGCAAGATTTAATTGATGAGGTTTATAAGTTAAAAGAGCAAGGTTATTTCAAGACCTCAAAAGGAGTATCAAGTAGAGTTAACTTGATTATTGGGCAGCAATTGGCAGACCAAGAGAAGAATGACGGAATTGTTCGCGTTTCTAACATCGTTAATGGTGAGCAGCCAGTTACCGGTCAGCCTATTATTCCAATTACCCAGGCAGATGTTGATAACACTTACGAGGAGCTAATCAACGCAGGATTGTCTACCGATCCAGCCAAGAGAGGCGGGCAAATAGCTCAAATATCAAAAATGACTGGCTATGTTCCAACGCAGGCAAGAACTGAAATTCGAAACAACTTGGTGTCAGGAGAAGCTGACAAGATAAAATATGCTGTAGATACTATTAATCGAATACAGGAAATTCCTGGACTTGGTGAAGTTGCATTTACTGACGTTGAGACGGCTTTTGCTTCAATTGTAGCGGAGACAGACAATTACTTAACTCCAGAAGAATCAATCGCTAATGCTAAAGCTATTACTGGAACTGGATCTCCTACTCAAAAAGCCATGTCTGAGGCTAGAGCTGTTGAAATAAAGTCAAAAGACAATAAGAAAGTTTTTGGAACTGAAGTCTACGCCGAAGAAGTTACAAGTCAAATGACTGGTTTCTTTTTTGACAGCGCCTCTGACTTTCAAAATGAAATTGCTTTTAATGAGCTTGTGGCTGATTACGGAGTATTAACCGAGAATCTTTATAAAGCAGGAACGGTAGATATAGAATCAGCTAAAAAGAATGCCATGACAAAAATACAAGCTAACTGGGGTCGAGGCGAGTTTGGTCTAATGAAGTATCCTCCAGAAAAATTTGAAGGATATAAATTAAACGTAACGGGCGATACCTCTTACATTCGTGACGAAATCTATAATGATTTGCAGGCCAACGGGGTTACTGTTGAGCGAGAAAATATCCACTTAATATCTGACGCAGAAACATCTAGGTCTGCCGGAAATAATCAACCAACGTATGCCATTATGATTAGGGCTAATGACGGGACTTTACAGAGCGTTTCTGCCCTTGATCCAGAGGGCAACATGAGCAGCAGATTTGAGCCTGATGTAGAAAAAGGTAATGTTCTTCAAGCAGCTAGAATTAAAGCCGAAGAAGAAGGCAAGATGAACAAGTACGGAACGCTTGATGAAAGAAAAATAAGAGCGGCTAAAATTGCTGAGAAGTTTGGAACAGATAACCCTCTCAAACAAGATGAACGTGAGTCTATGCGCGCAGTTCTGCAATCTTCTGCTAATCCATTTGCATTAATAGGTAAAGGAGTTGAAGGCTTTAAAAACATTCCAGACGCTATAACCGTAGAAAATATCAAGAAAGTACTGCTTGCAACTGGTATGCCGCAATTAACTACCAAGGTTGGTGAGGCTGCTAACTTTATTGTTGAGGAAATAAACAATGCTAGCAATCAATATGTAGCATCTCTCGCAAGGCCAAAAAACGAAATAGACGAAATTGACGATCTTATAGCAGAGGGTAAGGCAGTAGAAGGCGATAGCACTGGCATTCCGGAAAGCAGAACAGTAACTGTTTACCCGACTCCAACAAAAAAGGAAGAGGCGGCAGGAATTACTCCAGAGCCGTATGTAATGATGCAACAGAATTACAGCTCAGCTCAGGTAAAAAAGTTATTTACAAAAGCTATATCTAAGGAAAAGTTTACAAAAGGATTTAAAATTGCTGTAGATAAACTTGGTCAGGAAGAAGCTGAGATAATCTTTATTAATCAGTTTGGTCAAGAAATGGTTAATGCTTTAAAAGGAATAGGTGAGTAAATGGGATTTGTTGCATCTCCAGAAACACAGCTGCTAGGCAAAAAAACAGTTTATGCTCCTGAAATAGATGAGCAGCAAGCTCCTTCTTTCGGGGAAGTCGTTGACGCTGCGTTTAGGCAAGAGAACATTATCGGGGCTTTTTCTACTAGAGAAGTTGGCCTGCCTGACACTAAAGATGATCCGTCATTTGATGCTTATTCTATGTTTACAGAGGAAGAGAAAAATGACCAGGCTTTTGTATCAACCGCACTTTATTCTGACACTGAAGATGAGCTAGAGGCTACCCGCAAGCAGATGAGCAGAGAGCGTCAGGACAGAGACACTATTGCCAGAGGTGGTGCTACTGGAATGATTATGAGTGGCGCTGCTGGTGTAATGGATCCTATTTCACTCCTCAGTATTGGCGGTGTAGCTGCAAACACTTATCGGGTAGGAAAAGGGATACTTAGTGGCGCTGCCGTTACAGGCACTGTTGTAGCCGCAGAGACTGCCCTTGTGGAGGCCGCGTTACACACCCAGCAGCTGACTAGGACGTTTGATGAGTCTGCTATTAACATGGGTGCTGGCGCGCTTTTAGGGGGCGTTCTAGGCGGTACTATACAGCTCCTGCCTAGATACGGAATTGATGAGACGGTTATTCGGGAAATGGCTGACATAATGGAGGTTGAACCTAAAATAGCTGAAGGTATTAACCCTGCGATTAACGCCAAGACTGGCCCTGTAGGTGAGGACAGTGTAGGTGCTGCCCGTGTAGTTATAGGCGATGTTCAGGTTACGGGTAAGGTTGCTAGATTCTTAACTGACAAGCTAGGTTTTGACCCTTTGTCTAGGGCGCTTACTAGTAAGTCTCCAATAGTCAGAAGGCTTGCAGCAGAGCTGGCAGAAAGCCCTATCATGCTAGATAACTTTACCGGCCAAGCTGTTGAGTCATTAGCTAAAATTAAGAATGGAAGGCTCTACAACTCGATAGACAATAACAATAAGTTCTACGAGCAGTATACAAAGTCTGGCGCTCCTAAAATGAAACGGCGTGATTTTAACGAAGCTGTAGCTAGAGCTATTAGAACTGGGGAAAGCGACATTCCTGAGATTAAAGCTTCCTCTGACTTCTGGCGCAAAGAATTATACAATCCTTTGAAGGACGAAATGATTGAGCTGAAGATGCTGCCTGAAGATGTTGATGTCAGTACCTCTGTAAATTACCTTAATAGAGTGTATAGCTCGGGCAAGATAGACGCTAATTACCCGCAGTTTATTACTAAGGTTTCTGGCTGGCTGCAAAGGAAAGACCTTGATCTATATGAGCAGGCTAAGGTTGCATCTACTAAAGTTGCAAAAGCAGAAGGGAAAGAAAAGGCAGACCTTCAGGAAATTATAGATAAAGCTGAATACAAGTCTGGTAGAGAATTTGAGGCGCAGGACTATGATGATATTGCAGCGCAGATTGCCCAAAGAATTAAAGGCTCACCTGGCGGCAGGCTTCCTTACGACTGGAAGATGGGTGAAGGCACAGCGAAAGTAGGTAAAGTAAGCGCGTTACGCGGCCCTCTCCGCAAACGAACCTTTCAAATTGATGATGAGATTATTGAAGAGTTTTTAGAGAATGACATTGAGGTCTTGGGTGCCAGGTATTTACAACAAACTGCTGCTGACATTGAGTTGACCAGGAGGTTTGGTAGCGTTGATATGGTCGATCAAATTCAATCAGTAAACAGAGAGTATAGAGAAAGAGCCAGCGGCATTACTGACCCTAAAGAACGCGCTAAATTAGAGAAGGAAAGAAACGCTGACATTCGAGATCTTAACGGAATGCGCGACAGGATGCGTGGAGTATATGGTTTTCAGGAAGATAACATATGGACTCGTATTGGAAGATCGTCACGCGACCTCAACTATTTAAGATTGCTTGGAGGTGTAACCATATCCAGCTTTCCTGATGTTGCTCGCATTGTTATGGCAGAAGGTTTTGCCAAGACATTTAGTAAAGGCTTAGCTCCGTTAATATCTAACACTAAAAACTTTAAGATTGCCGCTAGTGAAGCAAAGAGCTGGGGTGTTGGAACTGACGTTTTGATGGCTGGTAAATCAGATGTGATTGCTGACGTTGGCGATTACGTTTCTGGCGGCACCGCTGTTGAAAGAGCCTTGAGATCAGGCGCTAACAACTTTGGTAAGATTAACTTCCTCGACCGCTGGACTTCAGGAATAAAGCAGCTTCACGCAGTAACCATGCAAACCTCTATCTTTGACGGATTGTCTAAAGGCAAGTATGACAAGCGTCTTGGGCGACTGGGAATTGATAAGCAAGCTGCTAATGACATGATGGAGCAGGTGGTAAAACATGGAAAGAACGAAGACGGCGTGTGGATAACGGGCGCTAAAAACTGGGATAGACCAGACCTTGAGCGCATGTGGGGCGTAGCTATGAGAAAGGAATCTGACCGCGTTATTATTATGCCAGGTCAGGAGAAGCCTTTATTTATGTCTACGGAAATGGGTAAGACTATCGGGCAGTTTAGGTCTTTTATATTGTCTGCTACTCAGCGTGTATTTATTGCTGGAGTGCAAAATCAAGATCATAACACTATGGGCGGCATTATTTCGCTAGTAGGAATGGGAGCATTCTCTTACGTCATTAAACAGCAGCTTGCAGGCCGTGAAGTAAGTGAAGATCCGGCAGTGTGGATAACTGAAGGTATTGATCGTTCTGGCGTTCTTGGCGTTGTAGGTGAGATCAACAATACCATTGAGAAGATTTCTAGCAACTCGGTAGGGCTTAGGCCTTTACTGGGGATTAGTGCGCCAGCATCGCGCTTTGTGTCTCGCAGCGTTTCAGAGTCTATCTTAGGGCCAAGCCTAGGCAGCCTTCTTAGCACTACTGTTGCAGCAAGTAACGCTCTTTCATCGTCAGGGCCAATGACAGACTCTGACATTAGAACTTTAAGAAGATTGATTCCATTGCAGAATCTTAGTGGTGTAAACAAAATATTTGACGAGATAGAAACAGCCATAGGCGACATGTAGTAGCTGTATAAAAAACAACCAAATTATAGTATAATCGAACCAAATTAAAAGGGTGTCAAAATGACCGTAACTGCAACTACTACTCGCAATGACTACAGCGCCACTGCTGGGCAAACTTCATTTGCCTATACCTTTAGAGTGCTGGCAACTTCTGACGTAACTGTCTATAAGAACAATGTTGTAGTCGCTCCTGCTGACTATACTGTAAACAATATTGGCACAGTTGCTGGTGGTACTTTTGTCTTGGACACGGGTGCTAGTCTTAACGATACAGTCAGTATTGTATTAACCATGCCTGTTACTCGGGATACTAACTATCAAGAGAACGGCGCTTTCTTAGCTCAAGATGTTAATGGTGACTTTGATAAGATTTACATTGGCGCTATACAGAATGAAAACGCTATTGATCGAACCATTAGATTAAGCGATGCAGAAAATGTTCCGGTTAACATGACCCTGCCATTGAAAGATGCTCGCAAAGGTAAAGCATTAAAGTTTAACGATACGACTGGAGCGCCAGAAGCTGTTGATTTAAGCAACTTTGGAGCACAATATACAGCAGGATCTGGACTTGCTTTAAGTGCTGGCAATGAGTTCAGCAATACTGCTCCTGATCAAACTGTTTCATTAACGGGTGCTGGTGCAACTAATGTTACAGGAACATACCCTAACTTTACTATTACAAGTACAGGTGGTGGTGATGTAACTCTTGCTGGCAACAATACCTTTACAGGCAATAATACTTTTAACGCATCCCTTGCTGCTCCAGGCGGGATTACTGCTGGAAGTTCCTTTTCAGTTAACACTACTGGAATAGTTGATGTAACTAAAATAAAAGCAGGAGCTGGTAGTAGTGGCAGCCCTGCATATACATTTGGT